ATAGTTTCGCAACGTATTTTGACCCGACATCTACAGGGACCGGATTTACCAGAAGTCAAAATATATCACAGGGGGGAACTCCCTTAGACACTGGTTTTGTTCTTGGTGTGGTAGTAGGAGACCTCGCATAATGGCTAGTGAACTGAGAGTAAACACCCTGAAGGATGCGAGCGGGAACAACAGCATTGCTACCAGCTTTGTTGCAGGGGGTAGTGCGAAGGCGTGGGGTCACTTTGAAGGAAGCGATGCAACATTAGACGATAGTTTCAATACTTCTAGTTTGACTGATAATGGCACGGGGGATTTTTCTGCAAACTTCACTAATAGCATGGACAGTGCAAATTATGCCTATGCAGGTGCGGCAGACGTTACTGCTAACTCTGCGTCTAACGGCGGTTGTTTCCCACATGACCCTGCTGCCTCAAACTTAGACATTGAAACGGCATCAGGTGGCAACTTGGCTGACAGAAATAATACCGTCTATATCGTTCACGGAGACCTCGCATGAGTAAGGCAGCAGAACTCGCCGCCGAAACTCCCGGTTTTAAAGGCACACATTTATGGGACAGGCTTTGCTGGGCTAAAGAAAACCTTGATGGTGTGCAGTCTGACTATCGGGTTGTTTATGAGGACAGCGTTGATGAGTGCGCCAAGATACTGGTTCCTGACCCCAACTGGATGGCCGCCGCCTTGCAGGGCGGGATACTGCCGCCCGTTTGGGTCTATTGGGAGCTTGCCAAGGATGAGGCGCAGCCCGACTTCAAGAAACACACGCGCGGCTTCTTGCTTCATGACACGGAACCGATGGGGCCGATGACCGAAGAACAGGCCATCGAATACCTCATTCAGAAGGACGTGCCGCAGTCCGTGTGGCGCGAATGGGATCGCGGCAACAAGCCCAAGATGGTGATCTGCCGCAAAGAACAGCTTCCGGGCACACGAGAGTGGCGCAATGCGTGGAAGATATCTGAAGACCTAGCCACAAATCATCACATAGCCGCATAAGGAGCAACCTGATGGCAACAACATATATCGTAGACAAGGATGGCAACCAGATTGATGCGGCCGAAGCCACAGTTCCATCTGACCGCCATTTTCGTGGTGCATGGTCATTAAGTGGCAAAGTCATCTCTGAAGACATGGATGCAGCCAAAGTAATCTTTAAGGACAAAATTCGTGAAGTGCGTGGTCCGCTTTTGGAAGCACAAGACGTGGCTTACATGAAGGCTCTTGAGGCCGACGATGCGTCTGCCAAAACTGCGGCTGTCAACGCTAAGACTGCCTTGCGTGATGCACCGGCGGCATCAGCAATCACGAACGCAGACACGATTGCAAAGCTCAAAGCCGCTTGGGATACGTCCGTGCTTGGCGACAGTCCATACGCATGATGTCTAAGCCTACCGCATCATCGGTCAAGGCCGAATTAGACACCCTGACAGCCGTGAGCCAAGAGCGTTTCGTCGAGCTACTTAGCCGTGTGAAGCGTCTTGAGGCCATCATGGTTGGCAGTGCTGGCACGACAATATTGTTGCTGATAGGAATTATTGTTAATGGATGATCCATGTTTTTTTGTTGTTTGTTTATGTAGGGATTGGTGAGGATAAGCGCCTCGTTAGCAATGATATGTATTTCCACAGTATTATTGACTGCGTGTTCTACGCTGAACGACTGCATAAACAAGGAAACACAATCACCGCGTATTGTTTGCCTAAACTGGTAGATGAAGATGTGAGGGCGTACTGATGCTTGCCGAGCTTGCCGCAGCCAATGCAGCCTTTGCAGTCATCAAGCAAGCAGTATCGAACGGCAAAGAGATAGCTGCTGCTGGCAGTGCCATTGCAGAGTTCGTCGGCGCCAAAGAAAAACTACAGTCCAAAGCTGCCAAGAAGGGCGGCGGCTCCGATCTTGAGGAGTTCATGGCCCTTGAGCAAATCCGTCAAAAAGAAGAAGAACTAAAACAGATCATGATCTATCTGGGCCGCCCCGGCCTGTGGAATGACTGGCAAAGGTTCCAAGCAAAAGCGAGAGTTGCGCGCCGAGAGGCAGAGGCGGCAGCAGTTATCAAGCGAAGAAAAATTATTGACGGCACAATCATCGGAACAATCTTGCTCGCGATATTGCTTGTTCTGGCTGGCATTGTCGCTTTAATACTGCATCATCAGGGCAGAATATAATGAGATGGAGACGAGAATGGACAAGCTGATCGAGATGATCAAACACCACGAAGGAGTGGTATCACACGCATACAAAGACAGCAGGGGATATCTCACTATAGGCGTGGGGCGCCTGATTGATGAGGAGCTAGGCGGCGGACTGTCTGATGACGAGATCGACTACCTGCTGGCAAATGATCTGAAGCGTTGCCGGGCAGAGGCAGAAACCTACCCGTGGTTTGCTGGCCTCTCAGAGCCGCGTCAGGCGGTTGTGATCTCAATGCTGTTCAACCTAGGCAAGCCACGCTGGGACGGCTTCAAGAAGGCTCAGGCGGCGATTGAGGCGGGTGACATGGCCGAGGCCGCGTCGCAGATGCTCGATAGCAGGTGGGCGGCGCAGGTTGGCAAGCGCGCCGAGGACATGGCTGCGATGATGATCAGCGGGGAATGGATGGATGGGTGAGATAACTTTTGAGCGCATCCTGAAGTGGAAGCTGCTCCCGCGTGGAATGATGTTACTGTTTACGCTGATGGCGTGGAATGTCTGTGACTGGTTTATGAGCCTCGGCTCGGACGCAACGACACAGCAGACCGCGTTTGTCTCAACCATCGTCGGGGCCGCCACGGGGGCGTTCGCCGTTTGGATGGGACATGAAAGCAAGTGAAGTGGCTCTTGCTGATGGTCATAGCCGAGGTAAACGGTGAGATGACCGTCCACATCCTGAGCGACCATGAGACGATGGCCCAGTGTCATGTCGCCGGGACTTACATCAACTGGTCGGATCGCATGCCTGTAAACAAGGAAATGCTATGCTTTCCGACCGACCTAGACATAGAGGTGATGGAATAATGCTTGCAATACTTGGCAAAATACTTGGTTCAGAGAAGGTGATCTCGAAAGGGATGGACCTGATTGATGACATGGTCGTGACCTCTGAGGAAGAGATAGCGGCAAAAACTAATGCCCGTGTGCAGATGCTTCAGGCGTATCATCCATTTAAGGTGGCGCAGCGCTATCTGGCGCTGATGTTCGCCGGGATGTTTCTGTTCATTATGGCGAACGGCGTCGTCGGCGCACTATATGGTGTGATCGATATGAACAACGTCGAGGCAGCTAAAGACTTTGCGTCGGAGATGTGGCTCGGTGAGATCATGCTCGGCATCGTCGGCTTTTACTTTGGCGGTGGCCTAGCCGAGAGCGTGAAGAAGAAATAAAAAAAACCCCGCCGAGGCGGGGTCAGTTGGGGAGGAATATCACGTCAAGGATCGTAACTCTCGGCGACCTCCTCGTCAACTTCGCCTAATCCATTACAGAGATGGCACTCCATCTCTTTCGCTTCGAGCCAGCCGCCGCTCCATGCCATTGGTGCGGCGACTTCGACCTCGTACTCGCGGCGCCCTTCTCCGCCGCATGATGGGCAGGTGGTCATGATGACCACTCTGCTTTTGTCGGGCGCTTGAAGAACCCGAACTTCTCATCTTCAGCGCTCTGCGTCACGGTTGCGGTGAATGTAACGCGCTTGCCCGGCATGTCGTCAGCGTGAAGCTGTGGGCGGCACTCCTCGTCCCAGCCAAACAGTGCGTTCGGGATCGTACCCCACAGCTTGAAGCCATCGTCCGACTTGAACAGCATCTTCCAAGTCGTACCGAAGGCGTTCTCGCGCAGGTCGGTTGAGATGACGACGCCGGTCAGGTCGATGCGGCCCTCGGGGCAGTCGGCAGCGGCAGCGCGCTCTGCCTCGCGCTCGGCAGCGCGCTTCTCGGCGCGCTCCTTGCGGTCGGCCATGATCTTACGAACAGCAGCCTCCTGCTTCTCGGTGAGGTGGCCCCACTCGTTAAGCCGCGCGCACATCGCGCCGAGGAAGCCGTTAGTGTCAAACCAGCCAGAGAGGAAACCCTCGATCTCGCGGCGGCTCTCGTCCGCAGCGATCCAGCGGTCGTTGCGACCCTTGCTGGCGTTCGCCTTGATGGCGGCGTCACGGCCCCTTGCCCAAGCGTCGTGATCCATAATTACAGTCATCTCGATCTCCCTGTTCTAGAAATGTCCTACTCCAAGAAGATAAGGGGATATCGATCTAATATCAATACCCCCTGATCGTTTTTTTACATCATCTCAATCGCGCGGGTTTCGTACCTGCTTCGCTTGATGGCGCCGCGCTTTTCAAGCTGCGTCATCAGATGGTGGGCCGCTGTTGGGGATCGGCCCGTTGCATCTGCGACCTCTCGCACGCTGGGCGCATACCCATAGCGGCGAACGTGTCTGGATATGTAAGCAAGAACGGAGGCTTGCTTTTCTGTCAGTGTCACCATGATCATTAAGTCCTTTCTATTGACAAATATGCCTAATCGAGATTACGGTCCCTGCTGGCTTGGACTGTACCTAGTTTTGTAACGTTAACCCAATCTGCGAACCGTTTTGTCGGTTGGTTTTTTTGGTGTCGCTGCAAGATTTTGTGTTTCGACAGCAGTCCAAGCCAACACCCTACACCTCCTTCACAGTCAGGGTTTTGGCGCGCACCTGCCGGGCAGGCTTGGCTTCAGTGGTCTTGGCTGGCTGCGCCTTGTAGTTACGCATCGGCCACTTGATGTAGTAGACAGACCCATCGACCTCGATCTGTCCCTCCTCGTGATTGCCGAGCATCTCCTTTAGCATCGTCTCGCACTCGTCGATCTCAGCCTCGGCTGCACGGCGAGCCTCACGCGCAGC